GTGCGGCAAGGTCTTTTGCTGCCATCAGGTCAATCGTTTGCGTGTCTCTATATGCCTGATTGTGACCGCAATAATGACTACCATAGGTGCTAGTCACATAGTCCTGAATATCTTTTAGGATTTTATCTTCATCGTATTTCCAAAGATGATTCTTAGTTTCGTTCATTTGGGGATTGTTAATCAAAAATTCAAGGTCGCTGTGTCCCCATGGACGCATACCATCGTCAACGGGGGTTTTTTCAAGATTTAGGGATTCAGTCATGGTAATAGTAAAAGTTGATTCAATCATAAAAATGGGAAGGCATAATTACCTTCCCCAATCATATCAGATATCTTGTTGCGTGTCAACTGTAGCATCAAATGCCGCATACAATTGAAGAAATGCTTGTTTGGTTTCATCGTCAAACCGATTAACACAAACTTGAACTGCCTTCATACGATCATTAAAGATGCTGTAGGCACGAATAATGTGAGTAAGACGACGGGTAGAAATAATTTCGTCAACACCACCATCATAGAAGGTTTTACGAATACTATCCGCCCAATCTGCGAGTCGCTGACAGAATTCAGAGTCTTCAATTTCCAAAGACAATGCAATCTTGTTCAAAATTTTAACTTCAGTTTGAGAAGTCGGATAATCTTGTTCAAAGGTTACACAGAAACGCTCAAGGAATGCTTCGTTAAGAACATTGGTGCCGATAAAACGACCATCATCACTACCTTTACCTTTAGTATTGGCAGTGGCAATAACGTTAAATCCAGAAGTAGGTTTTACAAAACGACCAATCTTCTTAAGGAAGACGCCTTTACCTTCAAGGATAGACTGGAGACACAGGATCTTGTTGGAAGCAAGGTCAACTTCATCGAGAAGAAGTACAGCACCACGCTCAAGTGCTTCAACCACAGGACCGTTGTGCCATACGGTTTCACCATTCACTAGACGGAAACCACCAATCAAATCATCCTCGTCAGTTTCAATTGTGATGTTGACACGAATCAATTCCCGACCAAGTTGAGCACATGCCTGTTCCACCGAGAACGTTTTACCGTTACCAGACAGACCCGTAATAAACGTCGGATAAAAAAGACGGGACTGAATAATGCTTTTAATATCTTTAAAGTTACCAAACTGGACGAAGGTATCATCTTTATCAGGAATGAGATTTTGTTCAGCAGCAGGAAGAACAGCGGGTGCTTGGTAAGAACGTTCAATTTGTTCCACTTTTTGTTGAGTTACTTCAAGATTCCATTTACCATGACCCACCTTAAAGTTTTCAAGACGGCGAGTTACAGTAGGATAAGAAATGTCATTCATAGCGCAGTATGCCCTGATGTCAGCAGAAGTCAATTTGCTGCCATAAGAGGACTTGAGTTCATTAATAATTTTGTCGTCAGCCATAATAAGTTTGCGAGGCATTGGTTAGGTGAGTTGTCTCAACAGATGAATAATACATGAAAAAGGGGGGGTAGTAAACCCCCCAGTAGACAGTTTGAAAAGTGGTCCTTGCGTAAAAAATTAATCAGACTCGCCAACTCTTGGTCTGTAAGGATTTTCATATTCACGTTTTACTGGTTTTGGTTTTGGTTTATTTGCATTTGCTGCTCTCTGTGCAGCTTCTGCATATTTCTGTTCAGGTGTTCCCATTAAAGAGGATGCGCCAAATTCCTGTTTAATTTTATTTTTTACAAATTTTAAAGCAGGATTCATCTTAGGTGGTAACTTGATTTTAGTCAATTGACTTCCACCAGTTTTAATCACATTTTTAATTACCCCAGCAGCAAGTTTAGCAAAAGCACTTTCATCCAAAGAATCCATCATGATTAAAGCATCCTCATAGTTTTTAACGTAACCTTCAGATAATAGCATGTCTGCAACCAAATCAAAAGTATCTACAGATTCTCCTGCAAGTTTTGTATTATATTTTTTACCTTGGAACTCAAATTCTTTTGCTCCACCAGTTCTTGCTTTCTTAAAAGCAACATCAAAGTCACCAGCAATGCTGCCAGTTCCAACAATCTTAGGGCCAACTTTTAAACGATTTCTAATTCTACCATCCGAATCCATCGTGTTGTATTTGTTGACGCTGGATTCTGGCTTTGGCTTTTTTTCAGTATCTTTTACTAGTGGGGCAACAGCACCAGCAGCAACAACTCCAGCAGCAGCACCAGCAATCGCTCTTCTAGCAGCATCCATTGCACTTGCACCATCTGTCATTTTGGAAACTTTTGGCGATACTCCAGATCCAGGAGCAGACTGAGCAGCAAGTCTTTGGATTCTAGCATCACCACCAGAGCCTGTAGCTCTGAACGGCATTCCAGCGTCTGTAGGAGTGCGTCTAGGAGCTGTTGGTTCAGGTGCTACTGGAGATCTTCCTGCAGGCAATGCGGGTCTAGAAAGAGAAGTGTCAATTTTCTTTTTTAACTGCATTATTGCATATTTACCAGGAAGTTCTGGTTGTGCTGCTGGTCTTGCAGCTCTTGCAGCTCTAATTGATGTTGATGCTGCTGCACCTTTCACAACAGTCTCTGGTTTTTTACCAAGTGCAGTTAATGGTTTTAGACCTGCCTTTAATCTCCCCCCAGAACTTAAAGCATTAATAATTGCTCTAAGTGCTGCTACTTTATTTTCCCCAAGATATTCTACAGACTCGTTCAAGGATTGAAGATCATCTATTCCATAGCATTCCAAGATTTCATTCACAAATTCTTCAACTAAATCTTGAGCAACAAGCAGTTCTGCAAATTCTTCACACTCATCAAGAGTATCAAAATAGTTTTCAAGAATACAGAATTCCAAAACTGAATCATATAAATCTTGACAATCAATTTCTGATGGTGTATAGACTTCAGAATATGCTTCAGTTAAATATTTAATCTGTTTAGAGTCCATAATTGAGTGTAGTCTTTATGTATTATTTATGCTATGCAACCAATTTTACAAACTCATTCAGAAACCTCTTGTTCATTTTTTTAGAGTTCAAGGACTTTTTAAAAGCATTACGAATAGTAGATTTTGATGCATCCTCATCAACCTGAAAAGCAACTTCATTTGACAATGCAGTAGAAGACATTCCAAAATAACTATGATAACCAGAATCAGTAATTGCAATACTACGTTCTTTTTTCCATTGATTCATAACTTCTTGGAAATTTTTAGAAGAAGTATTGTTACGAATAAAATTAGTTGCATCTCTGGTGCCAATTACACGAATGCCAATAAAGTTAACTTCATTAAAAGAATCTTTTAGATCACAAAGAAGAGTTTTAGTATATCCAACATAACCATGATTGTTAATTTTGTAAGTCATGCCAGTCTTACGATTGCGAAGAAAGCAATTATTACCAGTTCGGTTCAAACCAAGATGAGGTTCAGACTCCCAATTGTGCTTAATCGATCTGTTAAACGGAAGTGGTCCTGCCTCACCATCAGTTAGAATCACACAGTGAACTTTTTGAAGTTTATTCTCGTTGTTAAATTGAGGAATAATCTGATGAAGAGAAATCAGACTTTCATTCAAAGGAGTTCCTGACAAAGAAAGTCTAGCAGGATAAGTAAAAGGACAGTTATAATGATTGAATGAATGAGCAATTCTGAAGATATTACGCATCTGTTCATCAGTTTTTTTGTTATTAACTTTACTGGTAAAAATGTTCATCAAAGAAAATTCTCGATCAATATGAACAAGATTTTCTTTCTTATCATAATTATCTTGAGGAATAATTGGTTTCTTATTAGAATCATATTGAAAACCATTCCATTCATTAGTAAATGCATAAACTTCAAACGGAATATTAACCTTGCGGCAGAACCAAATAATATTATAAAGTTGCTTTAGAGTATCAAGAAGAATGTGAGACATTGATCCAGACCAATCAAGAATAAAGATAAGTCCATGATTTTTACCATCAGCAAATGTCGTTACCTTCCTAAAAAGATCTTCATTATACTTGTAAGTATGAAGTTTGCTACAATCTAGAACTCCAGTACGTGATACAGAAGCACGAGCATAGGAATCTGCTGCCTTACGACATTCAAATTCTTTCACCAGATAATTAACTTCTTTCTGAGCATCTTTTTTAAATTTGTTGTAAAGATTATCACAGTATTCAAATACTTGTAAGGAATGATATTCGCACTGAATATTTGTATTCCAAAAATTTTGAATGCAGTTATGAACATCATTATTCTTACCAATCACCCTGTCCAATTTAAGTTTAGGCAGTTCCACATATACGTTTTCATGCCCCTCCATGTTTACCAACTCTTGAATAGCGTCATTAAAAGAATCCAGAGTTTTAACTTCAGGTTCAGAATTAACTTTTTCATCTTCATCAACTTGTTGAGAATTAGTCCCCCCATAAGAAACATTCTCTTCAGAATCTTTAGATTCAGATTCATCATCATTTGCAATTTGTTCTTGCTGTTCCTGTTCAGAAGAATCGATTTGATTATTAGAAGCACCAGTATTAGAAGATTGAACAAAAATTTCTACTTGTTCTTGCTGCTTTTGTTCTTCTTTACAATACTCATAAAGTTTTACAGCAGCATTCAAAGCATCATCAAAAGTTTCTGCATCAGCAATCAGATTAGCAATCTCCGTTTCTTCCCCACGATCAATGGGAATAGACATATAACTACCAACCTTAAACCACAGATTTACCCTATCTGCAAGATTGAAGGTATTCAGATCTTTGTCATTGATAGAAAAGAAATCATCTTCAACAAGTTCTTTGTAACCATTGTAAAAGATTTTATTCAATCCATTATAACGACGCTTCATCAATTTTTCAATGCGAGCATCCTCCACAACATTTACAAATTGAGGAGGAACTTTGATTTGCTCTGTCCAGTCCTTATCAGGAGTATAGAGAGCGTGTCCAACCTCATGACTTACCAACATGTCATAAACAGTCTCAGATGCTTTTTCCCACATGGGAAGAGTAAGCACTCGCGTATGGACGTTAAACTGCGCTGTACTGCACTGTTTGTGCTCAACCACAAGGTCTTCAGTAGCAAGCAGTTTAGCAAGTTGGGACTTGATTTCGTGATTAACAGGCATGGTGTTTGTTTGAACTGAACTTATAATACGAAAAAGACCCCCCGTTGTGAGAGGTCTTGTGACACTTGTTTAACTGTCTAAGCAAGGCACTGCGTCTTGCCTTTGCTTGACGGAGTGCTTGTGGTCTAAGTTTCCGCTTTTGTTCTTTTTTACTATGGTGTTGCCAGTTGGGAGTAGTCATTGATCGTGTCCAGAACGTTAATGGTTGGAAACCATCCAATACTAGTTAGGATTGTAGTGTCTGCCGCATTATCCTGTCTCTCTCCTGGAGTCAGTTCTTTAACTGGCAGGTGCCCCATCCCCATCTTCTCAGCAAGGTCTTTAACATAAACAGACTTACCAGATCCAACAGACACTGGTCCACAAACTTTACTACTAGCAAGATAACGAATTGCTCGACATACATCCTTAACATGAATCCAATCCCTTTTATGATTGGTGACATAAGTTGCAGTTTTATCTTCAAGCATCCTATACATCATATCTAGACGACTATCTGGGCCATAAACAGTGGTAAATCTCATCCCAACAGAATTAGGTGGTGCCATCTGTTCGTTAATCCACTTTGTCATAGCATAGGGATTTTCCCAATAATCTTCTTCTACAGCACTGGAAGAAGCGTATAAAAGTCTAGTATTTGTCTGCCTACACCAGTCAAATATTTTTTTAGACTTTACAACATTATTTTCATAAAACTTCTGTGGATTCTCCAAACTTTCTCTAATATTTGCAAATGCTGCTAAATGAATAATCAAGTCATAATCATCACCAACAAAATTATCAATGTCATAAGGAAAGTCCATTCCCACAACTA